AACTCTTGTACGGCAACTGCCGAAAGATTCTTTGACATGATTCAGTCTCCTCGTTGTCAAAGTTGATAACAATGATTTAGAGGTTTTGGACTGAGTACCCGATAGCCGGTCAGTCGTTCAACCTAAACTACCGGGCCTTGTGAAAGGGGTATCCGATGCGCCGATGATACCACTATTTGTTAGTGTTAGCCAAACGTCTGCGTATATGGCTTATCACCACCAAACTCTTTCATCATGCGCTGAATCTTGCGCTCATGGTTTATGTCAACAGAGCGAAGCAGATTGCCGTTCTCATCCTTGCGGAACATCTCTGCCTCGATGTCTGCCCACTCAAGTCCACCGGGTTCGACATAGCCGTCAATCGGTAGCTTTGCAGGTGCTGTTGACTTGACCAGCGCCTCGATCAGCTTCACAGACTCAGCACTGTTCACAGCGTAGCGAAGCTCTTCGTATGTATCGGCATCGAGATTGTTCTTCATGTACTGCTCAACAACCTTGATACGCTCAACAGCGTTATCGCCCAGCTTTGCCATCTCTGCCTCAACAGACACTTCCTCAATGGCTTGCTCTTGCGCTGTCAATAGTTCCCATGCCTGATTCAACGCAGACTGAGACATATTGGTGCTGTTGCCAAACTCTACAAGCTCGCCCCACAGTGCATCGTCCGACTCGACGCCATCGTATACCTGATAGCCGTCCTTTGGTGCGCCAGTGAATCCACCAAACTTCTTCTCAAGCTCGGTGTATGCCTTGGCTTGCTCTGCGACTGACTTGTACTTGTCGGCTTTGTACCACTCGGGCATCTCGCCAACGCCTTTTACATTGTCAGATAAGAAGTATTCACCCTCGCTCAACGTAGGTTCAGCGGCATCAACGAGTGATGTCAGGGTATCGTTTGTTTCTACGGCCTGTTCTTCCATGATTTATCTCCAAGGATAGTTAATAACAGCCCTCTTCGGGCTTATGGGTTGGTGCCTGAGTTTGATGTCCTCAAGCCTTCGCTTGCCATTCAGCAGAGACAAGTCGTTGATGTCGATCCAATCAACGTGTTGCCCGCCTTTGTAGCATCGAAATGCGCGAAACTTATGCAGGTACTCGAACTTATCGAACTGATACTGGTCAGCTAGTCCGCCAAGCCAATCCATGTCGAAGCCTACTGACTTCAAGTGATCGGGTTCAGAGCAGACAACCTCGTACTTGGGCTTCGCTTTGCGAGCCCGCTTCTTGGTTTCTTCAGTCATAGTCGTTCAGCTTGTTGTATGTAGTGGATGATCATGCGAATCACGCCAGCCTCGCCATTGTGATACGCCGCTTCATACGCGACGTTCTGGCTAGATAGGGCAGTAGCGTTATCAAAGAGAAATCGACGGGTGAGGTCTTCTAAAACCTTCTGCCCGTCATCGGTATTGAAGCAACGGGCATAGGCTTTCGATAGCTCTGCCTGCTTTTCCCTTATTTCTGCTTGTTGTTTCTTGGCATCTGGGCCTTGGCCCTCAATCGTTTCCCAAGTCATTCAGCTTCCATTTCTTGTGGTTGTTGTTGCATCATCTGAGCTTGCGCCCCGGCTTGGATAATCTGCTGTTTTTCTATCTCAGATCGCACCAATTCCGCTGGCATCCCTGTTTTCTCTGCCGCCCACGTACCGAAGTCCTCGGTTTTGTACGCCATGAGTACCTGTTCTGGGCCAGACGTACCCAATACGAACTGAACCGCCTGCTGAACAGCTAACAGATCCTCACCATCCTGCGCTCGTGCTAGTGGTGACGTGAATTTAACCCTTACATCGCGCCCATCAAGCTCGATAGGTACGATCAAGCCGCGTCGAGTTAGTATTGCGACGACACGCTTGAGTATTGGTATGAGTACCTCGGTCTGAAGTCGCCCAAAAGCCGACCCGATCCGCTTTGCAAGCTCTCTGGATTCAATAGCAACTTCAGTGGCGCTACGAACAGGACCAGCAGGATCACGCAGGTCGTTGAACATCGCCAGTTTAATAGCGTTTTGCAACTCGATGATTTCAAATTGCGCGAGAGCAAGGTTCGATCCTGTATCGAGACGTTGAATTGAAGGGTTGTTGGTGTTGTTTGATCCGACTGGAATCACGACACCCGGTGCAATGACCATATTGTAAGGGTTTGTCACGCCGTCGTCAGTAGCCGTATACATTCCTGCAAGGTCAATTGCGGCCTTCTGCAATACAAACTCTTTGGCTTTGTTCAACGAGCGCACATCGGGCAATGACTGCATCGCTGGACCGCGACCACGTACCTCGCCAGCCACTTTCGTGTACCGACCAGTGACCCAAGGGCTTGATTCTCCGAAGTCTTCAGTCCATGAGAACCTGCTTTCCTCTGCAACCCATAGACATCCGTAGTACCGCTTGTTCTTAGGGTCAAAGATGACGCCTTCAGACACCCGTACTTCACTGTTCGGACTGTTCTCTATGAGGTTTCTGATCTTCTCCGACGCCTCAAAGCCCTTCCACATACGCTCTAACAAGCGAGCCTTGACCTCAAACCGTCGCCAATGCGTCTCAACGCCACCATATGGACCCTCTTCAAACGCAATGCCCTTCTGTGGGATCGTGTTGAAGCAGATAGGGTTGGTCTCATCGTCCGTTTCCTCGATCTTCATGGTGGCAGTGCCTACCAATAGATCAAGTGCGGCCTCATAAAACTGCGTATGGAAGTTGGATCGGTTGATGTAGTCGAATACCAGATTGCATTGCTGGTCAAGGTTCGCCCGGATGTCCTCTTCAGACACATCGAACTGCCCAGTCTCGACCAATCGGACAATCTCATCGGTCGGTTGGAAGGTAGCCCAGCGCGACCAGATCGGAGCAATGTTCTCTTGTAGCTTGCTCGCACCCTGCTGGATAGCCGTCAACGCAGTCGAGTCGAAGATTTTATCCATCTTCTTCTGTCCTTTGTCTTCACGGTCGAACAAGTTGCGCTGAGGTAGAAAATATTCATACACGTCTTGCAATTGGTCATGCCACATTGCCTGAGTGTTGAACGCCTTGGCTTCTCGTTCCTTGATATCTTGGATCGAGCCTAGATGCGGGGGCAAGCTCATAGGGTTTTACCTATCGGAGTTGAGGCATAGTGCCATTGTAGGTGCCAGTGCGTGGAGCGCCACCAGCACGACGGGGAGCGGCTCCGCCCATTCCACCCATACCCAACATGGTACGAGCGGGAGCGGCACGTCCTGCGCCTGTACCTGCGGCCTCAGCACGAGTACGAGGTACGCCACCCAAGAGTGACTTGACTCCTAGCTTGCCGCGAGCCATTGCCGCAAAGCGCTCTTCCTGCTCTCGGATCTCTTCATCCAATGCCGCCGCTTGACGACGCTCAACAGCGATTTGCTGTGCTGTGGGCTTAGGTGCTTTCGGTGATTTCATGTTTCAGATACCTATACAGTTGATAAGGGGTCCAGATAAATGGCTTGGTTATCCCTAACACTTGTTTCGTATGCCCAACGCAAGTGTTCAACATGAACAGCCCACGTCGGGGTTCTCTAATTACAGCCTTCACGATGATATCATTTTCAACCACATGGGTCACATCATCTGTGGTGTACATTTCAACGCCCTTTGTCGTCTTGGAATGCACGATCCATTTCCCGTTCTCAGGCTTGATCACATAGCAATGTCTAATCGTCGGATGGAGTATCGGACTCCACCAGTGTTTGCTGTCATCACAAAACACGACATAGCAATCAGAAGACACTAAACTTGACCTGCGCTTGCCTTGGCTGTCTCTGTTGCGTATGTAGGTTAGTCAATGCCTGACGGCCTTCACCTTCGCCCTGTAATGCGTACTCAAGCGCCTCAACTGGGTGCGAGTATTCATTCTTGTCGGGTTCATCGGTGTACTTCTCTCCCGACACTTGCACACGTCGATAACAGAAGCCGCCTTGTAAGCCCTTGCGAATCATCTTTGCCTTCGGGCTGATTAAGAATCGAGGCTTGCCATCCATGCACAACTCTTTCATGGGTAGTTCAAGGGCCGCACGTCGCAATGCCGGGTCATTCGTTAGCGTAGGTGTACAGGGTATGCCAGCCGCCCGCATGATCTTGAATGGTGTATCAGCATTCGCTTGGTTCTTGTTGTCGCCAGAGGGATCGCCCCAGCCACGGAACCTCGCCTTCGGATAGTTCGCCTCGATATACCGCTTGAGACTGGGAGCAAAGTCCACAGCCCCAGAATCAGTCATACAAAACTCATCAAAACAAATCCAGCGGCCAACCGCATCTCTCTGAAGAAACGCGCAAGCTGGTGTCCGACCGAAATCAAAGCCCAATACGATAGGCTGATCAGGACTAGGCTCGTAAAGATCAGGCAAGCAATGAATAGAGTCAGTGTATAGCGGATGCACTGGCTTACCTGCTGAGACAAATCCATACTCGTTCGCCAGATTGACCTTAATCCAATCGTCCGACTTACCCTGCAAGCCACGTCGATAATAGTCTTCAGGTAGGTTTTGAATGTTCTCGGCTTTCTCGTTGAGATACCAGCCGTCTCCTTCCCGATATACACCACCGGGTTGACGATGGAACTTCCAATCCTCCGGCCTTTCCTCTTCAGCCAATCGGTAATACCAGTGATCTTCATCTGGGGCATTAGAGTCACCTATCATTCCGTAGTGAGTAGGGCGCACACCTTCCTTCATCGACGGGTAACGACCACAACGTAGATCCAGCATGTCCACAACGCTCTTGGAATGCTCCTTGGCCTCGTTCAGCCATACCCATGTAGTCTGTATGCCTCGTGCCTTCTTGACGTGATCAGGTCGATCAAAGGCGATAAAGATGACCTCACTGCGTACAGTCGTGCCATCCTCTAACTTGAACTCAATCTTGTGCGTGGGCGGTTCCTTGTTGCCCTGCTTAAACTCCCCAAGCTCGCCGTGTACTTCGATCCAGTCTTTAATCGTTGTGGAGAATAGTTCGCTGTAGGTGTTACGTGCCGCAATGATCCTTGAGAGTCTCACGCCGTAGTTGGGATGGGTCTCACGAGTGACTGGTGCCTGTTCGCACATCAACTCTAGAAACTTCAGGATGACTTGGACGGTCTTGCCAGAGCCTAGCGGCCCCATGATGAAAGAGTTACGCGCCCGACAATCGGCAAACTCTTCGAGAACTTTACCCGGTGGTTTAGTTATATATTCAATCTTCGCCATCGAAGCGCTTACGCTGTACCGCAATGACTAGATCGCCACCATTCGGGCCGGATATCTCCGTTGATTTAAGGTCTGGCATGAACTTAGCCATCATCTTGATAGACAGATCAGCCGCAGACTTCATACGCTGGACTTCAATAGAGTCGTATTCCTGCTCAGGATCTAGCAATTTCTTAACAACTTCATGAACATGCGTTTCATACCCAGACGCTTCAATCTTCTTTCGCATCTCGGCTTGGCGTGTCTCTCTGTTAAGTTGCGCTCTTGTCTTTGCCACCGAATATCCTATCCCAGTTATCAGCGTATGCTTGTCTACTGCTCTTTGTGGATTTACGTGGCAATGATCCTTTCCCGCCATTGGTCTCTGGAAAGTGTCTGTCCCGCGTTTCCTTGTCTAGTTTACCACGTTGATCTTTCATCAGAGATCCCACCTCACAACCTCTAGTATCGGCCCTCTAGCGTTCTCCAGTCTTACGATCTTTAGGTTAGACAGTATAGCTACGTCCGATCTCCAAGCCTTAGCCATAGAGTCTGCCGCCCGCACTGCAATGATGTACTCATCCATGTCCATTGATAGATCTCCCAATCAGTTCTGGTATTGGCGGAACTACTGCATTGCCTAAGCATTTAAGTCTGTGTGACCGATTGGGAATCCCATTAGCCACTCTACCCACGTCGGGTTCAGTCCGCCAAAAGGCTTGCCCTGTTGTATCCGTAAGTTTCTGACAGATTGGGCGAGACTTAATTGGACTGTGTGGCCACTGTCGCGTACTGGCTTCCAGTTCCCCGTTGTGCCGCCTTGGCTGGCATTGGGTGTCGGCCAAAAAACTGCTTCCCTTAACGCCGCCTTCGGATGCCCCGTTTGATTGATTCGTTTCTGCGATGCACTGCCCATGTCCGACGCCACTGGGGTAGGCAATAATCCAGATCCGATCTCTGTGATGGTGCGCGCCAAGTTCGGAAGCTGGTATACAGTGCCACTCCGCATCATACCCGATCTGGGAAATGTCCCAGAGAACTCGCTTAAACCAAGCTCCCCGTTCTCCATTAAGCAAGTTTGTGACGTTTTCAAAGATGGCGTATCGGGGCTGAAGCTCCCCAATAAGACGGGCGCACTCTGTCCATAGTCCGCTTCGCGTTCCGTCTTGTATTCCTGCTCGGTTTCCTGAGACTGATATGTCTTGGCAGGGGAAGCCGCCTGTAATGACATCGACTCCAACTCCGTCTGAAGCCAGTCGCTCTGCTGTGATTGTTCGTACATCGTCATAAATCGGTACTCCGGGCCAGTTCTTTTTCAAGACCTTCTGAGCGTATGGATCTATCTCACAGAATGCTACTGTTTCAAATCCCGCCCGTTCCAGTCCTAACGTGAATCCGCCTATTCCAGCGAATAGATCAAGAACCTTCACAGTCGATGCCTTTGAAGTTGGGCCAGCCGTTTTCACCTTTGGAGTCTTCGAATATCTGAACCATCTCACAGTAAAATAGCTCATCGTTAATTCTGTCTTCCATGTCCGCACTTCCTGCAAAGCCGAACAGAATCAGAATGACCGCGATTATTCCTATCGCCAAACAGTTATCACTTAAATGCTCTTTCATATCCCTTTCCCTTTTTTGAGGGGCAAGAAGCCCCGCGACCTTTTCGGCCTGTTATATCCCCATGCCTAGTGACTGGGGTAATGTTTCGCCATCTCTAACGCTCGTGCATTCTCTAGCTTGTTGATTGCACATAGATCGAGATACTCGGACTCCGTGAGTCCTTTCAAACGCCCGATGAGTACACATACTTTATCGAGGTTCTCAATGTGCTTATAGCCGTTACGAGTGCAGAACATGGCTCGCTTCACTGTAGTACACATGCCCCCATTATACACAATTTGTGGTTTTGCAACAATTTATGTTCTGCCCCAGATTTACCCCTCTAAAAAAAACTAACAAAAAATGTTGCTTTTTGATTTTAGATGTGATTTAATGTGTTCATCGGCTGGGGACACAGCCACTAACCAAGGGAAGAAAAGACATGAAAGACGCAATCAACAACGATTTTTGGGCAACTTTGACTAAAGCTGAAATTGCACTTGAAGATGCGCAAGAGCAGTTACACGAGATAAAGAGCGAAGCTCGCGGCGAAGCATATGCGTTTGGTGACGCGGCTGTTGGTGCCTTTGTATCAATCTCTCGTCAAGAAAACGAAGTTCAGTATCGACGCAACATCTTCGAAGCAATCGCATCACAGTTGGCCGCATAAGCGGCCTTTACCAAGGGAGAAAGGAAATGGGTTTTGAAATGCAAATTTTTGAAGTTTCAACAACAGCAGGCGGCACTGGCACTTATACAGTTTTGGCTGGCGATAAGTGGAAGGTGCTAAAAACAATCGCAGAGGAAGTGACTTTTGACGAGGCAATGAACGCCGCAAAGAAAGCCTTAGATCAAGTCAAGGTCGCATAAGCGGCCTTTTCTTTTTGGGGGAAGCAATGACTACAATCGTATTCAACAGCTTGGAGAGTGCTTTGCGCTGGTGTAAGAGTCACGACGTTAGCACTAGGTACATTGAGAATGTGCAGGGCACTTGGTTGATGAAGTATCCCGGCATACATGATCCGTATGAGGGAGAAGCATGAGACCTATCGACTACCCGTACCACATGACCCATCAAGAGATTGCGGATCAGTTAGGCATTAGCCGGGTAAGGGTTCGCCAGCTAGAGGCCAGCGCATTGAAGAAGCTCCGCAAGCGTATGGCCCTACACCAATACTATCTGGACTACGTTAGTTCCAACTCTGAATCTCGTACTCGGGATCTATTTCTTTACGCCTGACCTCATCGCGGTAGTGATCAGAGATATCCTTTCTCAACAGCTTGTTGGTTTTGTAAATCTCGTTCCGATCCTGCCGCAACTTATCCATGTGCGCCTCGCCAAGCTCGACATTCAGCCAGTCGTGGAATGCTATAGGGTTGGACGTAAAGTATCGATGGCAGGCATGGCACAAGGCGGTAGCGTTTGACATAGCCCAGCGCACTCGCTTGTTGGCTCTCCCGTAGATATGGGCGCACTCTAGCCGATCAGTCTTGTGACAGTGTAGGCACTTCCCGTCTCGTAACCTTACCGCCTTTGAAAACCAGATATCACACTGCTCGCGCTTGACTGCCATCATCGGCCCTCGTGTATTGGCGCTCTCGTAGAATAGCCTTCTCGCAGTTGCCGCAATCGCACGACCAGCCATCCAGCTTATGGGGATACTCTTTCTTGAACTGCGGCACCATGATCTTGTGACACTCAGTGCAAGTCATCTGGGGTAAATACGATTTCAATGTCATTTGATCCCTCATCAAATAAAGCGGAAACCCATATCTCCGCGAAGTCATCCAAACTCAGATCGACTGTGATCCCGTTAGCCGCCCAGCCTAGCACGTACACGTCACAGTGCTTCGGGTTCTTGCCAGTTGTTGCGCCGCCAATGTCCTGTGTCTTGATGAGCGCTTGACCTCCACCCGGTAACGGACAACTGATAATCGGGATCATGCTTTTACCTCATCAATGCCGACCTTGAATCGGCTATGCTCGCCATACTTCTTATCGAGTATAACGCAGGACATGGACCTCGCTGAACCGTAGCCTGAAGCTGAATGGTAGGCATCTGGTGGACACAGGACGCCAAACGATTCGAGGTGCAACCCGCCCATCTCTGTCACAGTCCGGTGATGGATATGACCGTGATACAGGTATCGGTATTTACTGCGGCCCCATTCCTCCGCGTAGTCTCGCGTAACAGCCTCATAAAGCGCCTGAGTCTTCATTCGGTCGCCATGATGTAGGACCACGAGAGTCTCGCCCCATTCGAAGTGTATCCATTTAGAAAAGTTGTCAAAGACCCTCACCCGTGGCTCGCTTGCAAAGTACAAGCGCATCATTTCATTCAGCCAAAGACTGGCATCAGGATCGTGATTGCCTCGCACGTTGATCAACCACACTTCCTTGTGCGTCTCTAGCATACGAGTGATCAAGACTCTAAAGAGATTGCCGACAATGCGGATAGTCCGGCCTAGCCTTCCATCAACATCTTGGGGGGTTCCCTTGCCCGTCTTGTTATCCGACGTATTGGCATGGAGGAAGTCACCCAAGTTAATCAGTGCGCCTACTTCCGAATCACCCGCAACTGATACCAGCTTATCGACGGCTTTGATCAGTACGTCCTGAGCAATGTTTGTATCCCAATCATCGCCACCCGTCTCAGGGGACCAGCAGAGGGCGTTCAGGTGATGATCTCCAATGAGGTAAGCCGATAGCCTATCTGCTTCCTTCGACGCTTCTGGGGCTTGTACGGGCTTGTAAAGGCCATCTATCTCTTCAAGGAATCCAGCCTTGAATGCCTCAAGCGCGGCCTCAAGCATTGCCTCTTTATCAGCGACAGACTTCACCCACTGGTTAACGGGTTTCCCTTCATCATTGTACAGGGTGGATACGCCACGGACCTTAAAGACATTTGGGACCGTATGGATCATGTCATGCTGGGGCGAGTAGCCCTGAGTTGCGGCCCGATCGCTGATAATCTTTAGCGAACCCTTGATGGTCTCTCGGGTAACGCCCAGCGTCCGCCCGATTTCAGTTTTGTTCATGCCAGACTCAAACAGTCTGACTATCTCCGCCTGTCTTTCAGTGTTGCAATACTCAATTAAGCTCATCATCTCCCCCTCGGATTGATGCTAAATGCGCCTCCCAAATGGCACGTTGATCGAGTATTTTTCGACTAATAGCCTACTCAAAACCTCGTAAATGTCGTTGACCTCCATGGGATTGATCTTCCTCGTGGACTCAACGCCGGTTACTGCTTTCTGGATAGGTCGCCACATGTAATCTTTGATCAGGTACATAGTGGGTTCGATAGGTACGCCGTCTTTGATGACGGTCTTCATGTCCATACCATGAGCCGCCATAACACTAGCGACCTCACGGCAATATGCGTGGATAGCATCGTTCTGCTTTCCGGTACGGGTGACAGGGATAATCTCGTAGATATGGCCCTTGTCCTGATTAGCCCGGATGTACTCACAGAACTGATCGGCTTGGAACTTGTTGTTTACGAACCAGCGCTCGCTCATGCGGTTACTCGCTCACCTTCAAAGGTGACGTACTGGCCGTATTTCTCAAGGCAGTGCGCTCGATACTTCTCGGATTTAAGGAAGTCATGGGTTAGACAGTCGAGGTGGCTCCATTGCTTTAAGCCGATTTTACCATCATTTGTCTGCATTTTCTCTGCAAATGGACTGATCCCCTTTTCCATGTCAGCCGCCCGCTTCAGCCATGAGGTTATGAACTGCTTAATACCTCGTGGCGTCTTACGTTTCTTGGGGTTGGCATCGCACCACATCGCCATCGCATTAAGCTCGGCAAAGACATCGACAGTTGAATAAGCCTGTTGCAGTTGAATCAGGTATTCATCATCGGGTTCGTAGTAAGTACCATCATTTAAAATAATCATTTAACAATCCCTCGTAAACTCTTTGTGAAGCGAATTACGCAGTTCAGAAGCCGCCTTTACTGCGTCATCAATATTGCTGAAATACCCGCCGTAATACTTTTTTCTTTTGCACTCTACTAAAACGCGCCATTTATTTTTTTCTTTATCGAAATAAACATTTTTAAAGCCAGACTTATTATTGCGCCGTGCTTTGCTATTCCATTGATTTTGAGACTTTGAACACTCTCTCAGATTTTCGATTCGATTATTTGATGAATCGTTATCAATATGATCAATAACTTTTGGAAGATAGCCATGATGCCAAAGAAATATAATTCTGTGAGCTAAATACAAAGAGCCGTTGATACCAATTCTTTGCCGACCATCGTAGCCTGTCGTTCCAGCTATCGCTCCAATCTTTACACTTCGACTTGGAGAAACTTTCCAGACAAGACTTCCATCTTTGTAGTCAAAAAGATCTTTAACTACATCTTGCGTTAACTCTTCCATTCCCTTTCTCCAGACAATAAGGATCATTAGAGGGCTATGGGTGACCCTACCAAGACTTGAAACCTAATTTCCCAATCCAACAACATTCATCAGCAAACTTTTTCGACAGTGGGTATCTCTGCCACGGTAGCTAACACCGCCCCTTATTCAGTCACCAATACGCTGTTTATTCCCGCCCTCAAAGGTCGTTGTCGGAAATCTGGCTTTCTTGAGCGCCCGCACCATGCGACGGGTCAATTTGAAGAGGCTCGACTCTGAGCCAAGCGGGAAGGTGTTGTAGAGCGTTGTTTCGTGTATACTCTGTACATCTTCTTGACTTGACCCCTTGAAGATATCATATGTCCCTCCCTTGGACAAGTGACATGGCCCTCTCGCGAGGGCCTTTTTTTTACCACTGATTGACGACCTTGAAGATCGACTTGCGATAGCGGTACTTTCCCTGCTGATCCCATACAGCAAAGATGGTTGTGTCATCGTCCTTCCAACAACCTTCCTCGGTGTAGTGAGCTTCAGTGAAGAAGTAAGCCCGAAGCATCTTTGGATCAGCTTCACAAGGCTCATCGGTTAGGACGATCTGGCCGCCTTCCCCGTTCTTGGTGTAAGCCTTGGTCCCTGCAAATGCCGGGGCCGCTAGTACAATCGCCAATAGAATTACAAACTGTTTCATGTTTCCTCCCTTTTTTTGACTAAGTGATATCTGGCGTACCGCTTGCCATCTTTCTTGGCTATCTCCGTGTGTATCTTGTGACCGCTCATGCGAAGGTCATTGATACGTGCGGCCAGCCTGAAGCACCCGTAGTTATTCAGAGCGTCCATGGCTGTGATCGGGCCTTTGGTTAAATGGTCAAGTATCTGCGCTGAATGGCTCATGCTTGCTCCTTGTATGGCAGATCAAGGAACGTCTCAAAGTCCATATCGAAACGCTCCGCGAAATCAACTATCCGGCCAAGGCTTGCATCCTTGCTCTTGCGCCATCTGCCGATAGTCATCTCAGTCACACCAAATTCCTCCGCCAGTTGTTTGTTACTGACACGGAATTGCTTTTGTGCTGTCCGCAATGACAGACCAATATCAAAATGGAATGTCGTCATCGAACTGCTCGGTTGCGGTTGAGGTTTCGAGGGTGCTTCTGACTTGCTGAACGCCATCCTCATGAACTTTTGCCGGGTTGTTGAACTGGCCACTTGGAATCTCCTGTGATGCTGATTGATCTTCAGACAATGCCGCTTTAGCTTTGTCTATTCCCTCTTTTCGGACGCGCTCTTTATACTCGCGGGTTTCATCATCAACCTTGGTGTAAAGATTGCCACTGCTTTTGGCGATCAGTGTCTCGATATAGATGGTATTTTCCGGCTGTTCTTGTAGCCACGGAATAAACTTTTCTCGATCAATCGTCTGCTTTAGCACAGCCCAATCTGGCGCATCTTCTTTGCGATTAGGCTTCATGCCATTTACAAAAGTAATATCAGCCATTAGCTAACTCCTTTCTTGCTTTGTTAAATGCGTCATTGCCTTTGCAAGCATCACGCTCTTCGGTGGTAAAGATGCCGCCCTTAGTCGGCGCTCTGAACAACGTAGCCATAGTGTCGTGGCTTATATCGCCCCAGATAGCGGCCAATTCATCCCAGTCCTGATTGTGGATGGCACACTTGGCAAATGAGACCCAATCAAAGTTTTCCCGAACTGTTTCCATAAACGTCAGAAACTCGCCATCATTCTGCTGTTTGATAGCACTGGCTACCTCATCTGCCGACGCATACTCAGTACCGCCAAAGCCCAGAGCCGACAGACAGCGACCAATAGCGGAAGTCTCTGCATTCTCTAGCGCACTGGTGGCATTGATCTTGCTGGCGGCACGTACCTCTTCTGAATAACCAGTAGCCAAGAGACGGCCATCGTTATCCAAGATGCTTGCCTTCATAATGACTAGCACATCGTTAGCTTCGACTAACTCAGTCGATATCGTGTAGTCGGGATGGGCCTGTCTAAACTCTGCGACCCTTAGTGCCACGGTTTTATATTCTTTGCCGTGGATTTTTACGACGCCATTCATAGCGTTTCTCCTGCGTGTTGTGATGCGTCTCGCATCTGGGTTAAGGCATAGCCATCGGCATAGCCTGATAGGTACATATCCGTTGCTGGATACTTCTGGCAGTTACAAGCCATGCCATCCATGAATCCCTTGCGGAACTCACGGCTTGCGACCTGTAGCCAGTCTTTGTAGCGCTCGGTGAGAAAGTCCTCATCAGACCTAGATAAATCAATCATCGTAAGCCTCCGCGTGTTTGGCGGCTTCGCTCTCGATCAAGTCAACAATCATTGACTCCGAATAGTTCCACAGAAGCTCGCGGGTTTTCTGAACGACGACAGCCGGGTCAACCTCATCATTAAAGATCAGGTCTACCCACTCGATCTCACTGCCAGTTTGTTGCATTGCGGTTGGTGCAATCTCGGATGAGATTTCTTCAACATCACACATGAGTTCGCGACGGATCTCAGGGTCAGTGATGTCGTGATAGTTTTCCTCCCATGAAGGGTGGTTGATCAGGATTTCATAGAAATCAAAACGTGCCATTTGTCATCTCCCTTGGTTAGTTCCACATGGAACAATAAACATATTAGGTTATGTTTTAGGGGAATGCAAACACTTTATGTTGTTATTTGGGATAGTACGTCCACATGACTGGCGTGGTTGTGCGTCCATCAAGATGTACGAAGTCTTTTCCGATACCTATTCCAAAAAAGCAATCCATCTTTATAGCCTCACGCACAAGGGTTAGCCGATCAAGGCTACCAGAGACGGCTATGTCAGCCGCGATCCCTTGGTGATGGGTGCCGGGCTTTTCCTTTCGGGCCTCAACGGGATGGGTCGCATCTCTCCAGCCGGATGTTATGCGGAACGGGAAGCCGCATATCTCACGCAAGCGGTCAAGATTTTCCAGAAACTCGGGGTCCATATTGTCGCCACCGGTTCCTGTATGGGTGCAATCGAACTCCCTGATATGGAAGTATTTCATTTCTTCTTCTTGGCCTTTGACAGCGCGATAGCGATAGCCTGTTTCTCTGGATAACCTTCGCCACGTAACAGGCTTATGTTCTTGCCGATGGTCTTGCGGCTTCTACCTTTCTTCAATGGCATTCCTTTACCTCGCGCGAATGTATCTTATCGTACATCAAGTGTATTATTTCCTCGCCACGTTCTTTGTCTTTTCGTAGGTACGCAGACCGCCAAGCCCGAGCATTCCCAAGAGGACGGGCATCATCTCGCTCAGGTCCAAAGGCGGGACAGTAATGGGATGCTTATTGATAGTAAGTATAAAATTGCAAACAGGAACAAACAGGTAGTTAGTCGCAAGGCCAATAGTACACACCCATCCCACAGCCGGACGCCAGCCGCTAACAAACATTGAATGGTTGCTTGCCTCTGCCTTGTTGACTTCAATCTGAGCCTTGGCGATTTCATGGGCCTGCCGCTCCGCTAGTGTTGCGATCTCATGGGCTAACCGACCGCGCTCATCCGCATCGGGAATAACCTTGTCCAACAGCTTGGCGATAGGACCGACAAGTAGGTCAAGCATCAGATGCCGCTCTTGATCCACATACCGATAACAGCCATGACGCCAGCCATGATAATGCGCTCGATCCACTGATTCTTGGCGATGCTAATCTCGATAGCTTGGATGCGCTTCTCGTGGTTCTTTACCTCATCCTTCACGATAGCTTGGATCTCATCAATGCGCTTATGTGCGCGGGTTACAGTCTCGGTCAAGTGAACCTGCCTCTGCTCCATGCTTGATAAGTCTTGAAGAGTTTGGGCAATACTTGTGAGAGCAGACTTCATCTCACTAACGTCTTGCGCCATAGCTTCTTGCTGGGCTTCGAGCTTCGCTACTGACCGCTCTATGCTCATGGTTATCTCTTCTTAGGCTTCGCATAAGCGTTAACCTTTACAGGCTTGCTACGCATACGCTTCATCATGCCGTCGTAAAGACTTTTCTTTTTCTTGCCGTACTTCATGTTCTGAATCTCCTAGTCTTACGTGCCACGCCTGCTGGCTGTGCGGCATACTGTTCGCCCTTCTTCTTGGCTCGGCGCTTGGCTCTAGTCGTAGCCGCATACTCTGCCGAACTTAAACTCTTGATAGCCTTCTCAGGTAGATAACGCTCGCCTGTGGCCTTTGGTCCCTGCGTCGATGGCTTGCCTGACTTGGTGCGCCACTTCTGCTTGGTCCAGTCCATCAAGGATCGCTGTGACTTCTTAATCACGATATCCACCGCCTTTGGCCTTGTACTGCTTGGCTAACATCTGGGCTTTACGTGCCGACCATTGACCGGGTGCGCCGCCCTTACCACCTGCCTTGATACGGTCAAACAGGTTCTTTCTCATCGTGGGCTTTGTGTAGTTGCCAGCCTTGTTAACAGTAGACTTTCTCATGCCTTCCGCGCCTTGTTACGTCGAGAGATTGCCGCCGCTTTCCTTCTAGCATCTGCCTTTGAGCTAGCACCCCATGCGTTCAATGATAACAATAAACGTGTGGGTTCGCCGTTCTTGCGTTCTGGCCCCGGCATGTTACCCATACGAGCAAGGAATGATGCCCGTCTAGGGTTGTCACCGCTCTTCACTGGCCGCTTGAGGTTCATCCCTTGGGCCTTGGCTGAACGTCTACCCGCCTCGTTCAAGCCGCCCTTGGGATTCTTCCCAGCCTTACGTTGCCATGCTGGTGTCTTCACGACGACAGGTAATCAATCCACTTACAACCGAGTCGGACCTTGCACGTACCTGATCCGAAGTCGCCAGTTTTAACGCCTACGCGATAGTTCTGACGCTCTGCCTCAAAGCCGTATGTTTCGATATCGGATGAGAAGTCATCAACGTCGGTCCAGTTAGTGCCATCAACACCTGACTGCTTCTGTACTGTAACGACAGTGCCGCCAGCAATGCCAGAGACAGACAAGTTGAAGTAGCCCTGTATTTTGATCTCATCGCTAAATGTGTTCTGAGCTGTAATGCTCTTTGTTACTTCGCCTGACATGGTTTAATCCTCGTAAACTAATTGTTCGCCGCTCATTTTCTCAAGCACACGTATGGCCTTCAACATATCTACGTTAATGCGCTTGCCATCTTTTTCTGAATAATACGACCACGCCATATCTTCGGACGGGCCTTCTGGTATTAACTCAAAGTTGTGAGGTGAAAGCGTAGTTACGTTACCTGCCTCGTCCCTTACTTTTAACTCAGAGCTTGCTGATACATCTTCAGCATAAAGAACAATGCCGTTTGTTACGCTACCAGTGGGGGCTGTTCCGTTAAACATCACCAAGTTACCATCGGACGATGCTGGAGTAGTAATGCCACCCAACAGCAAGTTGCCGCTGGCATCTATAACCAAATCATTGGCCTGTAAAGTTCCATTGTCATTTCTACGGGAAATATATAAATTCTGATCTGAGTGATATATGCGTCTAAACTTGTCGTCAGCACCGGCATTAGTATCTTTAAACTGCAAGTATGCGTCGTTATCTTCTATTTGAATATTGCCAGAAACGGTGAGCGCCTCAGACGGACTGCTAGTGCCGATACCGACGCGATTATCAACGGTAACGTCTTCAAATGTTGGGTTGCGACCAAAAATGCCGCCTAAATGTTTGATAGTCATATCAGCCTCTCAGTTTTGCCATTACCATCTTAATGGCGACAGTAGTGGGAATAATAGTTTTGTGCCAAGGCCAGAACTTATGACCTAAGCCTTCCATGTGTTCACGGTCAACCCATTCTTTTGTCCAGTTGTCTATGTACTGATCGCCATAGCGAAGTACAGCATGGCCTCCGCCGTTAGTGTCACAGCCGCATAACTCAGCTTGGAAGGTAGTTAGTAGCCACCAGAACTTAAGCCATGACTCCTGACAGATCACGTAGTACAGGACGGATAGTGAGTAGTCTTCGCAATCGCCGTGGTACTGATCCAGTGCATTAGGCTTCAACACGCGCCACTGGTCCCGACCCTTTGGATCGAACTTGTAGCTGTATAGATTGTTGAAGTCAGTTAGGGTCATTTATTGCCTTTCTTCAACTTGCCACGCAAAATCAACGTCTGCTGTGGCTGTGTTTGACGACGATATATTAAAAGTTGTAGCACCTATTCCAGAAACCCAATACGCACCTAAATTGTTTGGGTTTGAATACGGTGTCAAATTTATATCTTGAGCGGTTGGAGTGTAATCCAGACCATGAGTGACCGTTTTTACGTTGGTGCCACTAGATAGTGTTGCTGTTCCTGCATTGCTATTAACAAATCCCTTGCAGTCTTTTACATAAGTTGTGGATATTCCTCTTCGTAAATCTTCAGTTGTGTTGCTTTCTACTTTGCAGTCAGTAAATCTATTCGTACCATTGGCATCTCCGCCAAACTCTATGCGAATCCCATAATTGTTGTCGTGTGAATAAACGCCAGATACTAAACACTCTTTTGTTTGAAGATATAAACCTTCAGCAGTGCAGTTACTTATCTCCCCGCCAGTAACTTGAGAGTATGGGCTTGAAAATAAATACAAGCCTCTCGATGACATATTTCTAATAGTCGGGGAAATAATTTTTGCATAATCACATTCAGATAGATTTATGCCTGTATTGCCTAGAGCGCTACTAACATTGCCATCAATGATCGGATTGGTAATTACATTGTTTGAAGGCTCATAGCCTGATCCGCCTGATCCTCTTATTCCTGTATAGCAATCAATAAGAACTGGCGAATCAATGATATTGAATGATGATCCATTGCCAAGATAAATGCCGCCATAGGTAGTGCTTGAGACTCGATTGCAATTTGCATTGGAAATTTGTGTGTATCTAGCTCCATCACCTGCCGCCGTAACAACTCCATCTAGGCCAACGCCCCATAGAGTGCAATCATAAATTACAGGATTGACAATCTGATTGTAATAGCCACCTTGAACCGATATTCCGCCGCGACTGTTTGATACTTGGCAATCTATAATTTTGTTATGATCCGGTCTGTCTGATCCAGTTCCAAAAATGCTAACGCCAGAGCCAGAAGTTCCAGAGGCCCCTGATACTTTTACACGCTGAACTGTGTTCTCATAACTACCAGTCTGAATATCAACGCCCTTGTTTCTAAAATTAGTCAAACTTACATCTGCAATTAAGTTGTTGTTTGAGTCTGTTTTAATGACAAAGCAACTTTGAGCATTTGTTGGGGTATTGGCTACTATTTCTCCGCCTCTCCATTCCGCATTTGTAATGGTTGTACCCGTTATGAAATCAGTTGTTGCGGTTGTTTCAATTCTTCCATCACACTCAACAACGCAATTTGACTTCAAAATCAAAACGCTTTGGCATAGATACGTGCCGTTTGGAATTTTTAAAATGGCTTTGCTAGTGGAAGCATAATCAATCCCAGCCTGTATAGCCGCAGTATCATCAGTCGTGCCATCACCAACAGCACCAAAATCCTTGACGCTAATGCTTTCGCGTAGCTTGGCCTGTACTGTGGTATCTACTGCACCAGTACCAGCGGGAGTATATGTAACAAGATTGGAGACTGTTCCGTTTGTTGCAGATGTTGCTGTTGATACTGCACCAGATGAGGTAAAAGATAATAACTTCCCAGCACGATCAGCCGCCGCAGGTAGCTCCATCGAGATAGAGTCAGAGTCGGTAATAGGCTTACGGATAGACTGTGAGAATGATCGGTTAGTCTGCTCGCCTGCCAGCCATAGATTATCGAAGTCGCTGTTTACCTCAGAGGCAAGGAAGTCACCAGAGTTTGTATAGTTCTGGGTGCGAGCGTAGGGCATATCCCGATACAGGGTCAGAATGTCGCCTGCTGTAGCGCCAACGGTAAGGGTTACGTTACCCCCGCTATCATTGCCCACGTTCGACACAGTGTAATTAGTGCCCTCTGAGAGGGTAGTGCCGTTCTTCAATACGACAATATCGTCCTTGTCTACGATCTCGAACGTATACGCAAAGACCGTCTGACCAGAAGTCGCGGTATATTGGTTACGGCTTGTGTTGTCTGCTAC